GATCATGCCGGTGCCGAACTGGACGACAAGCTTCACGGCGTTTTTGGCAACGTTGGTCTTGGTCATGTCGGGCTCCTTAGTAGGGGGTCTCATTATAGGCCCCGTAAATCCTGCGAGACCCTACTTGCTGGCGAGGTTGCTGATTTCTCCCGCGACTTCGTCGGCCTTGTCCGTCACGGACGCGCAGCCTTCGTTGATGCTTTCGAGTGTCTCCATGGCGGCCTTGACCTGACCGACAAACTCCTCGAACTTAGAAGCCACCTCCTTGCCGAGAGCGGAAAGCTCTTCGGAGTGATTCTTGATCGACTCCTCGTCTTCCGTCGGCAGCTCGTTCTGACCCAGAATGCCGGCGAGCTTTTCGAAATACGCCGCCACCATGTCGACGGTCTGCATGTTGGAATCGATGTCGAGCTTGATGGACTCGCTCGAAGTGATTGCTTCCTCGAGCCTGGTGTTGATTTCGCTGACGTAGTTTGACTGCTGAGACATGCTGCTGCCCGCGTGGACAATTGCTCGCATGGCTTCCTGGACCGTGTTCACATCGCTCATGATAGTTCTTCTCCCGTGGATGAGTTGTGTTATTTCCTGGTCATTACGATGATGATCTGCCCGTTAAGAGCAGTGGTTTCCGTGAGCATCCCCTGACCCAGCTTGTGTAGCTCTTTGGTCAGTGCCACCAACTTGTCGTACATCTGCAACGCTTCGTCGGCCTTAGCGTACAAGGCTTTTGCCTGAGTCATGGCCGACTCAGCGATTGCAGAAGCGCCTTTTTCGTTTGCCGTGGGCAACTCGTTTTCGGCAAGAATCTCAACAAGCCCATCAAAATAATCTTTGATGTTGGAGAGCTGCGTAGCGGCATCATCGTACTGATCTTGCGCCATGTCGATTTGCTGTCTGAGGTCCAACAGCTCTTCTTTGTTGCCACCGGTCAAAGTAGCTTCGGCGAACATGGCTTCGTCGATTGACTGTGCCAGGGCTTTTGCTTGTGTGACGCTGGTTAGACCATCAGCCATTAGAACTCCCCGTTCTATTTAGTTGGGTGAATAACTCAGGGCGCATGTTGCCGCAGGGTCCACCATTACGGCTGAACGCGGCTGTCGTTTAAAGCTTAGCATCCGGAATAGGGTGAGACCCCCAGAGGGCCCTTGCTAGCTCCCTTTAAATATGGTCGTGCTACGCCTGCTGCTTGAATGCCTCCGGGTTGGTGATGTAGGTGGCCTGCTCGTCCTTGGACATGTTGTTGACCTGCTCCTGCGTGAGACCCTCGAACGGTCCGAACTCGATCAGCGGACCGTTGCCCTTGGCCGGCAGCTCCAGGTACGGAGCGTTCTGACCCGGCTGCAGGTAAGGCGTTTCCGCGATGATGCTGGCGTTTTCTTCCTCACGGGTCGGCGGAAGCTGAATATCCGCAACCGCCGGGACGGTACCCCCGCCCTTCTTCAGGTGATCCTGCACCTCCTGAGGAACGACAGAAGCAATGAACTCTGCAGCCTTCTCCGCGTTGGTCACCAGCTCCATGAACAACTCGGAATATGCGTCCGAGTTCTTGAACTCCTCGGCAAGCTCGTCCGACTTCATGAGCCGCTTGCCGTCCTCGCTCCGCTTGCCGAAGGACTTCAGGATGATCAGTTCGAACGTGCTGATGATGCCGGCCGGATCGTTGTTCTTGATGATCTCCTGAAGCAAGGCCGAAAGACTTCCGCCCTTTGCCACGAGCTCCATCTTGGCGATCTCCGCCTTGGACAGGTTGAACCAGAAGGTCTCGGTGTACTGCTTACCGTCGAGACCCTCGTACGTGATCGTCTTCTTCGCAGGCATGGAATCGCTTTCTAGTGGTTGTTGCGCCAGTAATCGCGGACAGCGTCGAGGTGGTAGTCGACGGAAATGCAGGGACGACCGTCCTCGGACAAGACGGTAGAGAACTTCATGTCAAGCAGTTGTTCAGGCGTCCAGCCAAGCTCGTCCGATGCACTGGTCTTGGGAATATCCAGCAGATTGTACAGATCGGACAGCGAGGCATACTGCTGGTTGATCACCTGAACGTTCAGGTCGTTCTGAGCCTTTTGTAGCTCAGCCATGCTGGACTCGAAATATCGCCCGGTGTACGAGTCGTAGCAAAGAACCTTGGTGCCGGTGATGATGATCTGGGAACCGCCCGGGTTACGATCCACCCGATCCTGAGCAAGTTCGTCACGCAAAGCCCGCTCTTTGTCAGCTCCCAGCTTCTCAACTACTTTGTCTCGGTACTCGGTATACATCTTTTCAGAGACGGTATACGCAGCTGCAATACCAGCAGCTCGACGAGTTCCAATTCGATTTGAGCTGACGATCGCTGCAATCGTGAATACTCCGCACCCCACTGCTGGGATATAGAGCTTCCAGTGACGCTCGACTCGCTCTTTTGCGGTCCAGGTTCGGTTCCCACGATCCCTCGTATCGTAGTCGTCCAGAAACTCCAATTCCACAGCCTTGACGGTGGCTTTCCCGGTAAGTACGGCGGTGGTAACGACACCGGTCACTCCGATCGCTGTGAGAATTGCAGGAGAGTTATCGACAGCGAACTTCTCAAGCTTTGTGAGCGCCGCGAGATTCAATGACTTCGCCCTTCATGTTGAATGCAGGATATGACACGGTGGCGCCTTCGGTCTCCCATCCGGCAGCAGCGACCACGGTCTCGTCGTTTCGCTGGAGTCGAGCTCGGAGAACCTCGATGGCTTCCTGACTCTGACGTTCGGCCCGAATATCGTCGGACTCCATCGGGAAGAAGTTCTCGATCACCTCCTGACTTGGAACGGAAGTGAGCTTGGCCTTCTGATGCTGCGCGTATCGGGCCTTGCGGTGCACCCTCCACTGGTCCTCGAGCAGGAGCGAGAAGAACGCCACCGTGCAGAACAGCAGAAAGCCGAACACGCCGGTGGTGAAAATACCGACGTACATGAAGAAGTTCTGAAGAGATTCGGACATCGGAGGTCTCCTTTGGAGGATGGTGGAAAAACGGAAAGCTCATACACCTTGTTAGGGTGTACGAGCGAGAGGGGTGGATCAGTCTTCGTCGAGGGCGTAGAACTCTTCGAGCAGGCCTTTTTCTTCGAGGAACTCGTTGGTGTTCGCGACGATCTTGACGTGGACTGCGGTCAACACGATGGTTGTGGCAGTGACGGCAATTGCGACGCGGTGACGGGCAACGAACTTCTTCGCAGTGTTCAGGTGCTTGTTCATGTCTATCTCCTTGTGGGAAGTGATGGGGTCTCGTTATAACCCTTGTGATTCCTGCGACAAGGAAAACTCATAAACCGGGTTAGGGTTTATGAGTCTGAGGGTAGATCAGTCTTCGATGGATTCGAGCTTCTTGGCAGCGCGGGCGTCACGGATGGACTTGATCTTCATGATGGTCAGCGAGGTCACACCGAGGACCACGTAGCCTGCCAGCACGGATGCGGCAACCTTGGCGGTTTCGGTGAGAATGTCGTTGACCATGTCAGCAGAGGTGTAGTCTTCGGTGATGTCGGTGTTGTCCATGATGTTCTCCTTTGAGGAATAACGGATGGGGTCTCATTATAAGCCCTGTAATTCCTGCGAGGAAAACCCAAATACCGTGTTAGGGTATTTAGGGATTGAGGTTAAACAGTGGGGGTCTGGTATTCGAGCAGGAAGTTTCCGACCGGGGTCTCGAACGACGCTTTGGTACCCGTCTCCTTCATGAAATTGGCGATTTCTTCGGTAAGACCGAGGTGCAGTGGTCCGTCGGTGCTCTCGCATTCGTTGACGGTATAGTCTTGATTTGCGAGAACAACGGCAACCAGAACACCAACGGTAAGTCCGGTGATAGCGGCAATGGCATAAGTAGTAGGGTCGTTTTTGATGTCGTTTTTGATAGTGGTCAGAACGCTCTTGATTCGGTTCATAACAGTCTCCTTAGTAGAGGGTCTCATTATAAGCCCTGTAAATCCTGCGAGGAAACCTAAAGCCCGTGTTAGGGGCTTGTCGGTTGGGGACTCAGAACTTGGCTTTGGCAGCGATCTCGGCGATCTTGCACGCGGTGTTCAGGACTCTTGCGCCTGCGTAAAGTGCGGCGGCAAGTTTGGCTCCATCCAGCACCAGATCTTTGGCCATGGGGATCATGGTTTCGGGATCGAGGTACGGGTTGGGGACTGCGTTGTCGTCAGCAATTTTGCTGGTGCGAGGAGTCTTGGTAACACCGACGGTCAGTTGGCGGTTGAACATGTCAGTGGCCTTTCGTAGGGGGTCTCATTATAGGCCTTGTAAATCCTACGAGCAAAAACATAAAGCATGCTAGAAACACCCATACCACGTGTAAGCGGTTAGGCTCATACGTGGTATGGGTGTCGAGGGACTAGCAGGGGTCGATCTTGTCAGCGAAGCTTCGTGATGAAGGACAGAGCTTTGGACGTCACAATGCCTGCGCGCTCATGGTTCAGAATCAACAGGATTCCGGCGAGGTTCGCGAAGATGGTGGCCTTGGCGTCAATCGACAGACTCTCGGGCTTTTCAGCTTCCTTGAGTGTGTGCAACTTGACGACCTGGTCGGTCATCTTCTCGAACTCGTCAGAGTCGGGATCAAACTTGGTCATGTGCGTGAGCAGGCGATCGATGGCGTTTTCGAGCTCCGTCTTTGCAACGGGCGTCTTCTCAAACATTTCGGTCTCCTATGTTAGGGGTCTCATTATAGGAGATGTAATGTCTGCGAGGCTACAGCTGGTTGTCGATCCGGAAACGCACCTCGGTCTTGCCGTCCAGACTTTCGGGGCTGTCGTTCAGGGCGAGAGAATATCCCTTTCCCCCGGCTTCGGTCGGAACGATCTCGATGGCCCCGTCGAACTTGTCAGGGCCGTTGTACGAACGCGAGCTGACCTGAAGAACCAGGCCGAGGAACAATGCCAGAGCGGCACAAGTACCCACGACCTGATCGGCGGCCGGCAGATCCCACAGCGCGGCCAGGGAGAAATACAGGGCTCCGAAGCCGGGAAGCAGAACCTGGACGACCTGCTTGAGCTTGTCGTAGACGGGGCTACTCAACTGCAGTGCGGTCGAGGTAGAGGAGTCGCTCATCTTCAATTGCCTTTCGTTTGGCGGTACGACGAATGGTCCACAGCAGGTAGGTCAGCGAAGAAGTGGCGATGGTAATCAGAATAAGAACCACCACGTTCGTCCAGAGCAGAAAGACGCGAGGACCTTCCGCGATAAAGAAAGTCAAGACGAATTTCAACCAGATCGCAAGAGCTAGTGTGACCGCTTGCATCATTACAGCGCGGCCCAGAGGAGCTTTGTACCAGGGCGAGAATGCGTACAGGACCGGAAATGACGTCGTGGAAATAGTGGCCACGATCAAGAGTAACCGTCCAATGATGACGGCGGTCTCCATGTCACGAGTAATCATCGGGGTCCTCCCATAATGCTTTCCAACTGCTCAGCGAAATGATTCCTCTCCCTGAGTGTACGAAGAGCTTGTGATACCGCAGAGATTTCCGCAGTTCTTTGTTCCGTCTTCATCAATTCAGCCTTAGACTCCTGCAAAGCCTGAATTGACTTTTGATCCTTTTCTCGTTTAAGAAGCCACATTCTGCTCACCTGCCTGACGGATAGCAGCGCTATTGCTGAATACCGCAGTGATAAGGGCATGTGTGGTTTTTCCTTGCTCGAGAAGAGATTCGATTTGAACGTCTTGTTTGTCAGAGCGTTCGCGCTGAATCTCAAATGCGAGTTGCCAACGACTGGCTTCTTCCGCTTTGTCTTGATAGACCCTGCGGGGAACTAACCTCCCAAATAAGATCATCAAGACGGCAAGACCCAGCAGGCTTGAGGCCGTGAGAGTCTCGATTGAAATGCCCATGAACATTAGGTGGTTTCCTCCCAGTAGCCGAATTGCCGACCCCAAGGCCTAGCTACCTTCCACACACCGCCGACTTTGACGTAGGGGATGGCAGTTTTCCACACACCATTCACGTTGATACGAACGCCGGCAAGCGTCGTGACCTCAGAGGTTGGACCCCAGTTGCTCCATCCGACGGAGTTCTGAGTGCGGGAACGGAAGTAGTACTTGGTGGCCGGTTGAAGACCTGTGATTGTTGTTGGACCAGAATATGTCACAAGGTTTGTGGGGTTCCCTGTGGTCAAGCTGTATCCAACTTGCCGGCCGATGATTGCAGTACCGTTGGTATCGCCGTCGACGAATGAAACTTTGACGCTTCGCTGTGCGAGTTCGCTAAACGATACAACTCCCGGAGGATCGGGCTCGTCCAGCGTAGAAACCGTAGTTCTAGGACTGTAGGGACCCCAACCCTTTTCGTTGTGCACCCGGGCATAGAAGTAATATGACGTTCCTGCAGTAAGACCGGTAATTGTGCTGTTCCGGTCCCAGCTGCTAATGTGGACGTTGGTGCTGGTGTCTGCGCCCGCTTTGCGATAGACAATCTCTCTACCATCAAGCGCAGTACCGCCAATATCCGCAGGATCGTCAAACTTGATCACCATTGAAGTGGCTTTGATCAAGGATGCTCGAGGTGCACTTGGCGCGTCTGGAATTCGGTGCCGATCGATCCAAACACTGAAGACCGTAGGTCCGCCAATTCCCGCAGTACCAGTAGCTTCGAGCCTCCACTGAACTGTCTGAGAATATGAGACGGCCCACTGACGAATCATCTGCCAGGAGCCGCCGGCAACGAACCTGAAGGTGTTTGTGTTGTCCGCCGTACCGTTGACCGTGAACCCGTACTGAAGGTCATGATCATATGAAGTTGTGTTACCGGCGCGAAGCCAGAACTGAACGTGCGTTCCGGTATCGCGAATAAGCATCGTGGCGGTACTACCTGTAGAGCGGGTATGGTCTACCATGACAACCCCCTACAGGATGATCTTGAAGTAAATATCGCCGTCGTTGCCACCGGTGGGATCCGTGGTACCAGAGCTGATTCCAGCAGCAGTTCGGTAAGCAGCCTTTCCGCCAGGAATAAGCCCCTTGACAGCGGCGATCAAGTCCCGAGTACGGTTGATCTCTCGCGCACCCCAACGAACCTTGCCTTCTTCGCCGGTGTCCGGGACAAGCGGATATCCAGCCGCTGCTGCCTGATCTCCTACAGCCATTGTCTAACCTCCCTTGCTGAATCGTTACTGGTTGGCCCAGAATTCGGTCGGAGGGACGTCCTCCCATTCCTGGTTGGTGTCCCACGAGAACCACGTACCGGTGTCGATGAACAGAGCAATAGCAAGCGTAGGATATGTACGTTCGCCTTCTTCGTCAGAGACAAAGATCTGTTCAGTCACCCGCATTTGATTCGTTACGCCATCCACGTTTCGCATCTCGACCAGATCGCCGAGGTAGTAGTGGGTGCCATATTTGTACGTACTGTTCGGATTGATCTCGCCATCGAAAGCAGCAAAACTCCGCTGTTGAGCAAGAGCCTCGAGACCTCGCTGAATCATTGCGGCAGACACGTCCGGATTCTCAGATGTAATATCCGATGCGTTGACCATGAGTACCTGACGCTCGAATCCCTCAACTGCAGGATTGATGTCCGGAGGATATACCGTCTCGTATCCTGCCGGACCAAAGACGTACGCCACGTTCTTGTAGTTGGCAATGGACCTTAGCTCGGTTGTGTTTTGCAAGCTCTCGAGTTCGGGCGAAAATACCACCGCGGGTAAAATTGTCTGAAGTGTTGTGCGATCGCTGCCGGAGTAGATGTCGAAATATAGCTGCGACAGATCTCCGTTGCGAAGAATGCGGAACCCCAACGACCAAGTATCGCAAATGCCTTTGATTGCGTCATAGACGCTTTGCGGTTCCAGGTTAACCGTAATGGGTTCTACTGGCTCTGGAATGTTGTCGGCAGGGAGAAAGGACCCCTCGGAAATATAAGGGATCACGTCTCCGGCGTTTAGTATGCCGGTCACGCAGATGTCATGAAAGATCTTTCGGCAAATTGCCCCCGGGGTATTTGTGATGTTCCATGTGGGGGCTGCAGTCAAATCATCCAAAACGCCTGCGGCCACACGACTCTGCAGCATCTCTTCGAGAGAGACACCCGAGACTTTGAGCGTGGACTTTCCTTCAGCGTCTGTGTTGTCTTCAATCGTGGTAATCTTCTGCACATAGTGCGATTCGCTGGATGCAAGAAGAGTCCCCGGAGTGAACAGGCTCCTGTTGCTCGGCGTGGAATGCAATACTAGTTCGAAGTCGCCGTACGCTGCGAACCGCTCAGTCCAAATGAACGACAGGTACCTGTCCACCAGGGTTTCCCGACGGAGAAGGCTGTCGAGAATATAGATGTCCACTACAAGCCTCCGTACCGTCTGGTGTAGGTGATGGTGTACGGAACGGCAGCTCCCTCCGCATACACACGAATCGCGTTGGCGCCCGTGTCTAGCTCAAGCCAGTTTGACTGCGGAGAGATTCCGTACAGAACAGAGCTGTCGGAGCCGGTGTGAGTCAACACCGCGGATTTAGATCCGGAAACGGTGTTGATCGTTACTACGTCACCGGCCACGACGGGCGCCGCAAAGTCCATCGTCTTGATGGTTCCATCCGGCAGTTGGTGATACACGGTGAACTCGCTCATGGTCCGGTCCACGAAAAGCTTGAGTTCGATTCCCGATTCAACAGTTCCCACGTAGTCGATCAGGAGCGTGTTGACGTCGTCCGTCGTCGTGCCCTCCACCACTACTTGCTCCGGCTCAATGAAATCCGGATTGAAGCAGAGAAGGGACACGACGACGGTTGGTTCTTGCGTGAACTTCGGGCTCTCGAACGACTCTACCCGTCCATCGATGTCGACGACGAGACCATCCTCCATGAAGAATCTCAGGCTGACGGCTGTCTTTGGCATGAAGAACGGGTAGAGCCGCTTACGAAGAGATGAGACAGTATCCAGAGCGTAGTCCGGATACAACCCAAGGGTCAGCTGGATGTTTCGAGTTTCACGCCGGGCTGACTGGTACTGCGCCCCATCTTGCTGGGCGAAGCTTGAAGACACCAAAGTAGCCTTCACCGGGTCAAGCCCAAGAATATCCTGTACATCGTAACCAAGGGAGGGATCCACCATAGGCAGACCCAGAGTGCCGCCCTGACCGCGTACTTCAACTAGCGTAAGCATTACTTAGTCAGAGCTCCCTTCGCCATCGATAGCTGGTTCCTTGTCTGCCGATAGATCTCAGCATTGGTCAAGGCCTTGGGTGAATTGTTGTTCTGGATGAACTGAACCGGACGAGCATCCGTTGCTGTTTCGACGGGCATAGTGGTGTACTGCTTGTTGGCGTCGTAAGTACGTCGTGCCCCACGGGCCTTCTCGTACGTTGTTCCAACAGATATGGATCCGTCGACAGGAAGAATCTTGTAGATTCCGTCAGCGTCTTTCTTCACACCCGACAAATCAAGGATCGGTCGAATCGTGGGCTGCAGATCCATACTAGATCCTCCCATTTTGACAGCTGAGATGGACTTCTGCAGAGCAAGGATGGCTTCCTTACCGACCCGTTCGGCCGACTCGTTAACCTTCGCAGACGTCTGATCGAGTCCTCGGGCAACGCCCTCCGCAGAGAACTTACCCACTTCCATGAATGCACGAGACGGAGACTTGATCCCGAGCTTCTTCTTGATAGCCTTTACCATCGCGTTAGCGATAGATTCCATCGCCTTCTCGATAGCCTTCTTCTGCTTGTTCAACCCATCGACCAAACCTTGAGCCGAATCAACGGCAGCCTGGTAAAGAGTCTTAGAAGCAGAGTTACCGAGGTTTCCAGCAACAGTATCCAGGCTCTTGCTCAGCCCGTTCAGCTCAGTCACTCCGGCCTTACCGGAATCTAGCAACTGCGACATGAACGGAATGGCGTCAGTACCCTTGGCCAGCAATTCCTTGTAGATGGTGTCGTTCAAACCCAAAGCACGAAGCTTGGTCACCATCGCCGTGAAGGCCTTGGTCTCGACGATCTGCTTCTTCAGATCATTGAGGTAATCGCCCAGCTTGGTCTCGTTGGAGATCTCTGGAAGATCGGAGTACTGTGTCTTGATTGCGGCGTTGTAATCGTCACGGACCTTCTTGGCGTCCGTAAGTTTCTGGTTAGCTGCTTCCAGCTTCCCACCGATCACATCGAGACTGTCGGCCATCTTACGAAGCCGGTTAGTGTCGTCTGCCAAGTACTTACCAAGCGTGCTGTACGCAGATTTTGCCTTCTTTTCTTCTGCGCGAGCCTGCTTCAATGCGGCAGTCGTCTTCTTGATCTCGCTACGGTCTTTCTTGCGAGCAGCGTTGAGCCGCTTCAACCGAGCTTCAAGAGTGTCTACAGTCTTGCTAGAAGACGCCATCATGTCTCTCAGCTTGGTGCCAAGAGCTCTGTAAGCTTCCAGGACCTGAGAACTGCTGCCCTGGAGACCTTTCAACCATCCCTGGTTGACGTACTCACCAATCTTCTGGAATTCCTTTGACGGTGAGTTAATGCCAAGCGCGCCCTTTGCTGCGTTCAACGCACCTCGAGCAACGTCTCTTGCCTTGCCAGCGATAACGCCGGCGCCAGAAGCCAGACCGCGGACCATACCCTCCACGATTGCCGTAGCCAGGTTTGCACCTGCAGCACCCATCTCGGCCGAATTACTACGGACAGCCTTAGCCAGACCGTTGACGAACGAGATGATGAACTTGACACCAGAGTTGGTGATCTTCGGCAATTCCCTTCCCATGGCACTCAGGAAGTTCTGGATGATCTTTGACACTACGCCGACAATACGACCGATGTTGTTTTGAATCCCGGTAAGGATCGCCATCAGCATCTTGAAACCGGACGCAACCAAACGAGGCGTAGCGTTAGCCATCTGCTGAACCAAGTTCTGGATCAGTTTGATGAGGGTCTGCACGATCTTCGGGATCATCTTCTGAAGTGCCGTCAACATTGACGTGACGAAGATAGTCATGGACTTGAATATGGCTGGTGCAGCAGTCGCAATGGTCTTAGCAAACGCTGCGATACCCAGCCCAATCTGGGTCATGACCTTCGGGATCAAGCCGATCAAGGCTGTAACGATCCCCACAATTGCCGCGGCACCGGCTGCTCCAGCAACACTCAGAGCAGTCAAGGCTGTCGCGAACAGAAGTATTCCTGCACCTGCCGCAAGCATTCCGACACCCAGAAGGGTAATCGCAACACCGAGACCCAGTAGGACTGGGACGACGGGAGCGAGCAGAAGTCCAGCAACTCCGATGATCGCCAGGGACGCAGCCAGCATTGTAAGACCCTTGGCAATTTCACCCCAGGTCATACCAGCAAACGTCTTGAGAATCGGAGCAAGAAGCGCCAGAGAAGCAGCCACTACCAAGAGCGCTGCGGCGCCAGGGAGAGCCCCTGTCATCAAATACATAGCCGCCGAGATGATCACCAACGACCCAGCCAGAACCACGAGACCCTTAGCGATTTCCTGCCATGACATTTCTGCCATGAGAGCCAACGCCTTAGCAAGGATTCCCAACGAGGTAGCGACAATAAGAACAGCAGCCGCAGACAGGACGCCTGACGGCGGAATAAGAATGAGGGCAGCAGCGATTGCTGTGAGTCCACCCGCCATACCTACGAGGCCTTGAGCAAGCTCTTCCCACGAGAGAGTGGAAATATCTTTCAGAGCACTGGCCAGGATCTTGATTCCGGCAGCAAGGAGTACGATCCCCGCGCCCGCAAGCACCCCTCCTGCATTCGCCGAAGCAAATCTGGAGAAGAGCGCCAGTGACGCAAGCAACACTCCAACGCCAGTCAATCCCTGAGCCATTTCCTCCCAGCTGAGACCCGAGAGGTCCGTTACAGCAGTCACAAGGATCTTGATTGCTGCAGCCAAGAGAATAAGACCGGCACCGGCGGTTACCATCCCGGGTCCTGCGCCAGCCATTCCTCGTACAACGCCAACAAGTGCGACGAGCAATACGAGCGTTCCGCCAAGCCCCTTGGCCAGTTCTTCCCAGTTGAGCTTTGAGAGTGCCGTTACTGCGATCACCAGTATGTCAATCGCAATGGCAAAGAGAATAAGACCGGCCGCCATTACAGGAAGTCGGACGAGACCTGCAGCAGCGGTAGCCTTTGCAAAGAGCGCCATGGCTACCAGAAGCTGACCGAACATGATGCCGAGAGCGCCAAGCGCCTGGTTCAACTTCTCAGAATCGATCATGGACAACGCCACCACGGAAGCCGTGAGAAGCGCGATTGCCGCAGCGATCTTGAGGAGGGTACTGGCCTTCAGCTGAGCCTGCATTGCCTTCATCGTCGACGTCAGGTTCCCGAAGGATTCCGTGATCGATTCGAAGAAGCCTTCGCCCACGTTCACATCTCCGAAGAGACTTCCCGTAGCGAACTTCCGGAAGGCAAGTACCAGTGCAGCAAACAGACCAGTGTTGATCCCGTCAAGGATCTTGTCGTAGTTCCCGCCAGAAAATGCAGCGGTGATGCTGTCCATCAGAGAGCCGAAAGCCTCGCTCAGTTGCGGCGCCATCTCCTGGAATGTAGACCAGACGTTGTCAAATATCCCAACGACCTTAGACCAAGCAATTGCGATGACGTTACCGAGAGCACCCAAAGGCGCAAATCGTTCCTGCATCTGAGATAGGCCGTCAGAATCTCCGCCGAACGCCGAAGCGATCAGTCGAACCAAAGCCTGAATGGCCTTGATAGGATATGACAACACCTTACCCAAGCCCTCGAAGAACTTGGTGAGGCCTTCGCCTTCCTTGACTGCCTTGTGCAGGCCGACGAGGAAATCGCCAATGCCCGCAGTAAAATCGAGGAACCCGCCAGATCCGTCGCTGATCGTTCCGAACAATCCGAAGAATGTCTTTGCGATCTGCTTGATGATCTCGACACCAATGCCAAATATGGCAAAGACACCAGCAAACGTCCGCTTCACCTTGTTCATCGTGTCCCCGCCCAGGATAAGACCCTGAGTGAAGTTACGCAAAGAAACGGACAAATCGTACAGCTGTTTGCCTGTTGTCGCCGGGAAAATTTGGCGGAATGCTTCCTTGATCGGCGTGACCAAAGAGACAACCGCCTTGAACGCATTGCCGATTGCTTCGATGAGGACCGTACGGCCGCCCAGCTCTTTCCAGTCTCCGACAACCTTGTTTCTGGCATCTGCCGAAGAAGCAATGAATCCGCCCAGAACGTTGTTGACGTCCGTAAACAGAGTCTTGGCTTCTTCGAAGTCTCCAAATATGAGTTGCCAGGTCTTGGCCCAGCCAGAGCCGGCCGCTTCCTTCATCGTGCCAAGAAGCTGAGTAAGCGTCTTGACCTGAGTGGCCGCATTTTTGGCGGTCTTGGCTTGCGCCTGAATCGCCTTGATCTCAGCCTTGTTGAAGCCCTGAGCCGCAAGAGCAGCATCAGAAAGGTCTCCGGTGAACTGACTCAAAGTACGAGTAAGCACGTCGGAGGTCAACCAGGATTCCTGACCCGGCTTGGCAGTGATGGACTCTCGGAAGGACTTGCCCTCGATTGTCACGTTCTTCATGCTGCCCTTGAGCTTGACGGCGCCCTTGTCCAGGGTTCCCATCTTCTCGGCGTTCTGAGCCAACGCACGCTGGAATACCGTACCGCCCATACCCGCGTTGACGACCGAGTTCCAGTCCTCAAGCGAAACTCGCCCAGCAGAAATAGCCTGGGAAAGCTGGTACATGGCGCCAGAAGCCTGCTCCGAGTTAGAACCCGACAACGCAGCAAGGTTAGCAATACCCTTGATCGACGCTGTTGCAGTCTTCAGATCCACACCTGCCGCGGTGAATGTACCAATGTTCTTGGCCATCTCAGCGAAGTTGTAAATCGTCTGGTCAGAGTAATGGTTCAACTCTTCCAGGGTGTGATTGACTTCTTTCAAACCAACGCCGGCCGCTTGCGTGTTAGCCAGAATTGTCTGAACCGAGTTCAGTCCAGTCTCATATTCCGCGAAACCACTCTTGAGTGGCTCGATAGTCAGAGACTTGACCAGAGATGCGCCGGCCGAAACGGCCTTTGCTGCGATGCTAGCCAAAGCCGCAATCGCGACAATCGACATCGCACTGAAACGGCCGGCGATCTTGTCTACTCCAGCGCCGATATTTCCGAGGCTGAAGCGACTTGCTGCATTGCTGACGTCGTTCAGGCCTTTGGTGGCTCCGTCAAGCTGGAGTCCGCGTTCCAAAGACACAAGCGAAGAAAGCGTCTTGCGAATTGCTGCTTCGAACTGCGCGTTGTCAAATCGAACCTGAACAACTCTGGTATCAATACCGGGCATTAGGAGGTCACCGCCTTCCAGACGTCAGCTTGGATCTTTTGGAATATGGGTTCGATGGCGGGGTTGATGTAATCTCGCCCAGCCACGTACCCACCTGTACCGGTGGCATATCCGAACTGAAGCATGATCGCAACAGGGAAACCACTTTCGACGTCTGTGTTGTGCCAGGTTATCTGAGCGTGCCCGATACCAGATTCGATCTCGTAGGTCCATGAATTTGCAGCCAGACCCGACTCAACAGGAGTCGCTGAAGCTAAAGCAGCTACCCCGGCCTTACCCGACTGTGCCATGATCTTGGCTACGTCGAGTTTAGTCATCTGTTCAAGATATGACTGAGTCTTTCGAAACGAACCCTTGCTGGTTATCGAGAACACAAAGATCTCCTTGGTTACGCGTGGAGGAAGATCGGCGTTCCGGCCGGAGTTCCCCCGGGGACATCCTCGAGCGAAGTCACGGAAAGTGCACCGGAAGTTCCTGCAGCGCCGTTGGCGCCCTTGACCAAACCGGCATCGACAGTTGAAGTGTCGTTCCGAGTCAGAATCAGGTGACCGCTGCCGTTTACCGTGGCACTCACGATGATCGCGTCTTCGATCTCGAGAGTCCGTTCCGCGGTAAGCGCATTGACAGTAGGCATGATTCTCCTTTCTACGCCGAAGTAGCTGAGTAGCTACCGTCGGCATTGTCGGTAACCTGAGGTGAATTGAGCGTGAATTCGGTATCGCTGGTCACCATAACCTGATCCGATGGACCGGATATGGAGAAGACACCGTTGCTGTTTGGGGCGCCCACTACGAAGAGAATCGGTTCGGGAACGAACTCTTCCTCGGAGTATGGAAAGCCTTCTGGGAACAGTAACCCAATGTTCTGAATCCCCATTACAGAGACCTCCTAATCCGAAGAGGTGGTGTAGCTTCCGTCTCCGTTGTCTACGACATGCTCGGTGTCTAGCGTGAACGAAGAGTCGCTCGTGATGATCAGCTCTTCTTCCGGGCCAGATATGGAGAACACTCCGTTGCTGTCCGGAATACCAACCGTGAACTCGAGCGGGATTTCCGGCACAGGATCCGTAGACGGGTCTTCCGACTGAGCAATGAATGTACCGTCGCCGTTGTCGATGACCGCGAAAGAAATAAGCTGGAAGTGATCGGGGTCCAGCATAGACACTGCTGTGGCGGAACCACTTGCTGTGAATTTGCCGAACGCATCCGGACCAGATATGCGGAAGTCCGGAATCGGTCCACCCTGCAGATAGATTTCGAGAAGGTCTGCCGGCGTAGGGAGCTCAGGCAATGTGGAACTAGAGCCGTAGAGCAAATCCTCGATCGCGGCAAGAACAAATGGATCGGTCTTGGTGGAATCGATCACCAGATGTGCGGTTGGTTTGACGCCCGGAATTCGAACCGGAATGGTGCTGAAATTCCAGTTGAACGTGATTGCTTCCGGAGACTCGGTAAGCGTCTGGTTGCCGCGCTCTGATGGAGCTGCGCGAGCATTGTAGATGATGTGAAGTTTGTAGCCGTGATCCTGCCCGTTTAGGTCGTTTCCAACCTTAGTGCGATACGCAAGACCGAACGGCTGGCGGTACTGCTGCGTTGCAAACAGTCCTTCATCCAAAGCTGCAGAACCATCGCACTCAGCGAACTGGTCTGGATAAGTGTACGCCTCAATGGTTCCAGCGAACTCTTCGGCAGTTCCCCGATCTGCATACTTGATTCCGTCCATGTAGAAAGGCGTGGATTCGCCGCCGGTAGGAGATTCGTTAACGGCAATCAAGCCCGACCAAGCAACACCGGGTCCAGTTCGAGGATATAGAACGCCTCGGTCAACCCCGATTTCAAAAAGTTTTTCGCCGGGATTCCCCCAGGTAATTTTTGCCATTCCCGTTCCTCCTCCCTAGCTATCCGGTCGTGTTCAGTTTGGCCTGACGCTCTTTGTTAAGCTGCCGGTTTCGAGCAGCAACATCTCGAGGAGACATCTTCTTTTGGGGAGCGTTCTTCTGGTTAATTACTTGCACTAACGTCATCAGACGGTTAAGATGCCAATGCTGGCACTCAAAAGGAATGTTCAGCGAAATCATCCAGTAGTAGATGATCTCTGCTGTAATGATTTCAGTTTGACGCCTTGTCGGTTCTGCCTTAAACCAAGTAGCAGTCATCTTTGCGTCGATGTAGCTTTTGATCTCGTCCAGGTTCTCCTGGGTAAAGCTACGAAAAACCTCCGGAGGAACATCGGGGGTCACCGCCATAGCTTCGATGTACCACATTGTTTCTTCGAAGGTCTTTTCACCTTGTCCCAAGAAGGGAGTTTCGAACTTTGACTCCCATTTTGACAAGGAGACCAGAGAATGCTCAAGCTGCAGTTGAAAGGTTTCCCCGGCTACGAATTCTTGCGTCGAATCATCGAAGCTTTCGTCAGTCAGCGGGACAGTAACAGTGAGCATTCTCTGGCCTCCTTATCGAGAGTTGGATCAGGCGACGAAGTCGTAGAGCCAGTCGTTGTCGACCACCGGCGGGAACTTGTAGCCCGTAGCCGGCGAAGCGGTGACGATCGTGTCCTGCGTGATGACGACCGGGCCGGCCGCCTGAACCACACCGTCGATCTTGTAGACCACGCCGGTGACAGTCGGGATCGTGATCGTGTCCGTGGCCGAGTTGTAGGTGGGCTCCGTCGGAACCGCCACAACCTGAGTACCGGCGAACAGCGAGATGACCTCGGCCGGCAGGGGGAGACGCGGGTCAGTACCGACGGTACCGAACAGCAGCTCCTCGAGCTCGACCAGCGAAACCTCGTCGACCTTGGTCGAGTCGATCGTGATGGAAGCGGTGGGCTTGTAGTCCACACCCTCGATCTGACCGACGCCAACCGGAGTGGTCGACAACTCCCACGAGAACGTCAGCGCCTCGGGCGAGTCGTTGATCGTGTTGTAGGCCTTCTCCGACGGAGCCGCCAGGGCGCCGTAGATCAGGTGGAGCTTGTAGCCGTGGTCCGCGCCGTCCAGGTCGTTGCCGACCCGAGTCCGGTAGGCCAGGCCGAAGGTCTTCCGCGCCTGCTGACCGACGTAGATGCCGGCTTCCGGAGACGCGGTGCCGTCGCACTGCCCGAACTCGTCCGGGTAGGTGAAGGCCTCGATGGTCGCGCCGAACTCCTCGGCGGAAACCAGGTTGAGGTACTTGATGTTGTCGGCGTACTGCGGGCTGGCCTCGGCACCGGTGGGCGACTCGGTGACGGACACCAGGCCGTTCCACGCGAAGCCGTTGCTGTATTCGCCCGAGCCGTCGGGAATGTACAGGACGCCGTGATCGACACCGGTTTCGTAGAACCGCTGGCCGGTCAGGTCCCAAGCGAGCTGGGTCATGATGCTCCTAGAAGTAGAGATCGAAAACGTGGTGGTTCAGATTGTTCGCCGCAAAGAATCGGCTATGCTTGCAAAGTCGAAGCTGCGCGACCTTATCCGGAATCAAGCTGTCCGGGTTTCGGTCAATGACCGTGACTTGGTAGCGCTTGGTCCGACGGTACGGAATATCGTCAGCGTAGTCCGTGTCAGCAGCTCCCGGCTCGTAAACGATACACGGGTACTTCATCTCTGACGTCGAAGGCTTCTGAAAATACACGTACGTCGAACCAAGCAGAACCTCAAGGAGTGACTGGAGTTGGGTCCGTTGGGCCGTTGTAAACACCTCCCAGACGCAAAATAAGGCGGGGCCTCTCGACTTCAACCGTGAGAACTTTCCAGAGAGTCCCCGCCCACCTTACGTAGCGAATTTCGAAGAAATGATTCAACGCGTAATCGTCGGCAACAACGCTAATCGAATTGCTGACCGACAAATCATCGTTGACGCTTTCTCCTTCGCTGTATCGTCTGGTGTTGCGGACGACGTCACCGCGGTAATTTAACTCCGTGATGACGTCGTCCCACACTCCAGGCGCAGTTTCTACAGTGCCACCGTAACCGATCACACCGTGGAACCGCATTTACTGCTCCTTAGATCACGGACGCTTGAAGGTCCAGCTGTCCACGTTGTCGTCGTTGGTCGACAGGTAGTAGCCGGCCGCCGGGGTGGCGACGACGGTCAGAGAAGCCCCGGACGCCAGAGCAGACTGCGCACCGGCGGTCAGGGTCGCGTTGGTCACGCCGTTCTTCCAGACGATGCCCGTCTGAGCCGGGATCGTGGTCACGCCAGTGGCGGTCACGAAGGTCGGGCTCTGCGGAACCACCAGGACGTTGGCCGAAGCCGTCTTCCGGATGACCAGAGCAGACTTCACCTTCACCAGAGCGCCGGAGAGGCGGGTCTCGATCAGGTACTTCTGCTTGTTGTAGTCGATGTCGAAGTCGTCGAACATCGACACCTCGCCACCCTTGTCGGTACCGACGTTGTAGTCGGCCAGGTTGACGATGATCCCGACCACGTCGGTCAGGTCGTTCATCGGCTCGACCAGAACGATCCGGTTCACGCCCAGAGCGGACGCGACGTCGGCCTTGGTCGGGTACAGCCGCCGGCCCTGGGTGTCCTTCGCCTTCAGGAACTTGTTGAGCTCCCGGATGGTGGTGAAGAAGTCCGGAGTACCGGTGCCCTTGTAGTACTCCATCCCGTCCATGACGGCGTCGATGACCTCGTCGTAGGTCGAGTTCGCGTCGTCGATGTTGACGTTGAGCGTGGTGACGTACAGCTCGTGGTCGTTCAGGATGGAGCGGATGCCGATGCCGTCCGCGGCGCCGATCGGGTCCTTGATCTTGTCCTCGTTGGAGATGTCACGGCCGTCGGAGATGAGGATCGCGCGAGCAACCTCCTCCTCGAGCATCATGCGCATTTCCTGCTTGAGCCACGCGATCACGTCGAAGTCGGTGATGTCGACGACGTCGTCCCGGTCGAGAGCCTGCTTCTTGTAGACCGTGGTGGGAGAGGTGACCCGCTTGCTGACGCCGAACCACTCCTCCTTCTTCAGCGTGCCCTTCACATAGCCCTTGGCCCGAGCCTCGTCGAAGGTCAGGTCCGCCACGATGGACTTCACCCGGGAGAACGGGCTGTGACGGGTCTCGCTCAGGACGGTGCCGACCCACTCGGTCCGACGCTTGTTGAACTCGGGCCGGTCGTTCAGGGTCTGCGCGTCCGGGAACAGCAGATCGATGTTGGTGATGCCGTGAGCGATCGCGTAGTCGCCGACGGCGTCGCGCAGCGAGCCACCACGAATGGCGCTCTGGATGATGCCCTTGACGTCGTCGGGGGTCATCGCGTGACGGAGTTCCCCGCCCGCAGCCGAAGCCGGCTTGGTCTTGCTGTTCGTCTCGAACACGTTCATGGGGGTGCCTTCCTGGTGAGCGAGGGGTTCCTCGGCGTCGTTTTCCGTGTCGGAATCGGGGGTGATACTGGAGTGCTCCGCCGAGGAGGCGGACTCGAGAGCAGTGCCGATCATGTAGTGAACGACCTGCTTCTCCTCTTCGGTCATGCCGTCGTAGATGTCCTTGATGGTGGCGTTCTCGGCAGCGTGCTCGAGATCGTCCTCATCCTCTTCTTCCGGCTCTTCCTCGGGCTCCGGCTCCTCGGCGTGCTCGATGGTGAGGCCGGTGTAGATGATGGCCTCGTCGTCGAGAATGTCCGGGTCGGAGCCGTCAGCGTGAGCCAGACGGACCTGATCGATGAGAGCGCCAGGATTGGCACCCGAGAGAACCAGGCTGACCTCACGAATCATTCCGTGAAGGACCTGCTTGGACTTCTCCATGAGAGAGTTGGCGTAGATGGACATCGCGTTGATGTCCTCGTGCTGCACCATCAGCTTGGCGGTCTTCCCACCCTGCGTCTCGTTGAAGTAACCGTAGGCGTAGACGCCGTCGGGCCGAGCCTCGAGAACCGCGTGGCCGAGAACGTTCTCCACCTTGCCGTGGATGTGCTGCCAGACCAGGGGGACCTTCATCCCGTCCATGTGCTCGAATGCCTTGGGCGTGATCGTTCGGCCGTCGGTGCACTTGAGCCCAGCCTTGGTGGCGTAGCCGCTGAAATCAGCTTCCATTTTGACCGTTTCTACCTTTCTTGCTATCGGGTTGGGCTGCTGGACTAGTTCTTGGCCCGCAGTTTCTTGATTCGCTCTTCGATCGACTTGATCTTGGCAGAAAGGTCTTTGGCCTGAGCCGAAAGAGTCTGCTTACCTTTCGCAGACTTACGATACTTCTCGGATGCTTTCTTGGCGTCAGCTTTCTGCTTGGCCGTCTGCTTCTCTGGAGTAGCGTCTTTCTTTACTGCTTTCTTCTTGTCGCCATTCCCATTACGAGCCTGGGCTTTGTCAACCAGAATGGCCAAGACTTTCCTGAGCGTTTCGAGTCTGGCCTGAAGCGCTTCCACTTTTGCCTGGAGAGCCTTGCGCTTCTTGATCTTAGCTGCCTTGGCAGCCGCACGTCTTGCTGTGGCGCTAACCGCCGAACCCTTCTTGCGGCCTTTCAGCTTTCGGGTTCGAAGGTAGTAAGCGCGCCTTTGAGCGGCGTTGTACTCATGCACCAAGGGCATCTAGACTCCTCAAGATCTCGTCGATCGTTGAGTTTGCTCCGTCCAATGCTGACTGAACTGCCGCATCACCATCGTCATCTTCCTCGTCTTCAGGGAGATCCTCCAGGTCCTCATCTTCCTCGAGTGCCGGCGTTTCCACCGGTTGAGGCATGTTGCTGTTGATGAGCTTGTCGGCCTTCGGGTCATTCGACGGCTTCCAACCGATTGCTTGACGCATGTCGTTCGCGGAAGCAATCTCGTTCCGAGTGAACTTGTCCGCAATCTCAGCGATTTGCGCAATCGGAACGAGCTTGAATGGATCACGGAAGTACTTGATGGACTGTCCCTGAGACCGGGCGGTCTTGGTCAGGAACGCTCGAACCATACCCTCGGTCATAGCGGCGAGAACAGGCTCGATGGTTCGGTTGCTGTAGTTCAGCATGGCCTGCTCATCGGCAGTACCATTCATGACGGCTTCGGTCAGACCCAGCTGAGCGTAAAGCTGCTCAGTAAGGTACTCAACCTGCTTGAGCAGATTGTTCTCGGCCGGCCGATTAAGCTGCGTGATCTTTTCGGTACCATCGGTGTAAGCGATACCGTACTTACTGCCCTTGAGCTGGAACTCGATAGCTTCTCGGCGCTGTTCTGCCTGCTGCTTCCGAGCTTCAGATTTGACTACGTAAGGCAACTGGATGATCAAATCGAGCTTGCCGGAACTGGTTGCTTCGTCGACGGAGTCCAGCATGTTGAGCTTACGAATAAGCCGCTGAAGTGTCGAGTTAGGCTGGTTCATCACCTCATAAAGAGGGTTCTCGATGATTGCAACGAACTTCTTTTCGAGCGTGATTTCTTCTCGGTACCCCTTAGCCTCGTTGTAAAGCGAGACTCGAACATGCTTGGGATACCAAGCTACAACTTCACCGCAACGGAGAGTCTTGATGTCGAAATTTCCGAAGTCATGCGGATCCAAAGTAGTGTCGACCGGAACGATTGCGGCGACGCCCTTGTCGAACAACGTCATTGCAACGTCCTGACGGAAGGCACGAGCTGCCTGGTCCATATTCGCTTCGACGTTAAGACAGTTGTTCAGGCCGCTTTTGATGTCTTCGATATACTGTTCGCGATCGTCCAAACGGACGTGACGAAGAGCAATCGAGGCGACATCCACACTCAACCGAGTATAGATCGAGGAAATAATCGAGCGTTCGTTAGAGTAACTCCGACGAGCTCGATCGGGACGATATCCGTACGCAGCGCCAACTTCAAATGGTCGCTCCGGACGTTCTTCTTCCTCGTTTACGAAGGCGTTCCAGGCATGCTTCAGTTTGTCTCCGAATCTAGCCATTTCTCACCTCCTTTCCTAAGATATGGTTGAGTGTTTACTTCTTGTTCGCTTTGTCCGAGACGTATTCGGCGCGACGGGAAACCGCAGACGTAGCGGCGATTCCGACCAGGCCGACCGGACCGCTCAGAATCACAAGCGCTGCCTTCTCGCCGCGAGTCAGACGGTTCGCGATGGCGTTGCGCGGATCCTTCTTGTTGTCCTGCTCCATCTTCCGCATGGCAGAGATGATCTTCTTGCTGTCGGTTGCGGATTTGGCTTCCCACAACTTGTCCTCGAGCCGGCCGTACTTGACGTCCTTCTCTTGCAGACCGCGACGAGCAGATCGGATCTCCGAAGCGCTGGCCTTGGCCCGAGACTTCCCCCACTTCATGCCCAGCACACCGTAGTGGGCCAGCGCTTCTTCTTCTGTGGGAAGTTCAGGCTTGTCGTCGTGCATCATTCGAAAGCCTCCTTGTTGGCTTTAAACGCCACGTAAGCGTCCATCAAAGCAGAAACATTGTCGATCTTGTCTTCTTGCCTCTTCTTAAGAAGCTTTCGGTTTCCGTTGGTGTCTTCCAGGGTAATGGAGTTACCCATCGCAAACGTCATGAGCCCCTGGTCGAAGATGAGCGATCGTTCTTCGCTAAGTTTCTTCAATTCACCAAGAGGCACCGATTCTGTTCGTGCACCCTGAATTACTTTCTCAACACCGAACGAACCGTTCTCTGCTTCCCAGCGCGTGACGAACTCTTTAGCGTTGTACGGGTCAAAGCCGAAGGTCCGAACGTCGTACTCGTTCCTTTCAATGAACGCATCGAGGTCGTCGTAGACGTCCATCATGTCCAGGATGTTGCCATCAAAAACGTGAAGACTGCCTTCAGTAATGAACTCGTCGTACTTTGCGCGCATTGCACCGGGCAGCTTCATCAACGTCATAGACGTAATGTAGCTTCGAGTCTTGACTCCGTAAGTCTCGTTCCCCAAAGGAAAGAAGAACGTGAACGCACAGAAGTCGTCGCCTTGTGAAAGGTCGGCGCCCAAAGAACAGGGCATACGCCAAAATTCTCGCGCCCGGTGAGGAAGAGTTTCTTCGTACGTAAAGAAGTAGGTATAACCTTCCATGGGAATGCCGAATCGCTTAGCCAGAATATCGTTACGAGAGGCGGGGGCTTTCTCCGCTCGTTCGACGTCCTGCTGATATGTGTCGTAGGTTACAGTCTTACCGAGGTTAGGCTGTGCCTTCAACCACATCGCGGGATCGGCCACTTCTTCGATCTCGTCGAGTTTGTAATGCCAAATGGAAACGTGAGGGGCGATGTAGTCGCCTTTAAGAATGTCAGAAAGTTCCATTTTGATGGTATCACCGGATCCGTTACGGACCGTTCCTTCAGAGCTGATGGCGACGATCAGATAGTCGTCAAGTTTCGACGCTCCCTGTTCTACCGCACCAACAACGTCTTCTCGGATGTCACCAGAAAGCCATTCGTCAACCGTAGAGATCTTAGGACGGAGACCCTGAAGCTTGTTGATAGACATCGGTCTGACTTCCAGGATTGATCCCGTCAGAAAGTTTTCGATGCCTTTCTTGGTGGACGCCAACTTAACTCGGTTGGCTTTTGACCCGGCGGCATTTTTCCCTCAACCTTTCCAACCTGCGGGGGTTAAAACTATACAACAACTCTGCTGAAAGGAGTTCAAACCGTGGCTGCTAGACGAGAAAGTAACTCGGCCTCCGTCGGATCCCGTCGTCAACCGGCCAAAACTCCTGAGGCCCGTGAGCAGCAGCTGATCGCAGCCGCGGTTGACCGAGCAGAGCAACAGCTTCTTGATGGAACTGCGTCAGCACAGGTTATTACACACTACCTGAAGCTCGGTTCCACTCGAGAGAAACTAGAACAGCAAAGACTTCAGCATGAGAACGAACTGACTGCCGCAAAGATTGCGCAACTCGCAAACCAGCAAGACACCGAACGTCGTTACGCCGAAGCCTTGGCTGCGATGAGTGCGTATTCTGGTCGAGACGTTCAGGAACGCCCCGAATGATTAGAAGCTATCGGGAACTCCGTCGTCTTGAAACTTTGGAAGAGCGATTCAAGTACTTGTCGCTCCGGGGAACTGTCGGCCATTCAACTTTCGGTTTCGACCGATGGATCAATCAAGCTTTCTACACGTCAAGGGAATGGCGTAACCTTCGGCACGAGATCATCGTCAGAGATGAAGGTTGCGATCTGGGAATTCCTGGACACGAGATCCACGAGCGTCTTGCAATCCACCACATGAATCCTATGACGGCGGAGCAGATCGAGCAAGGCGACGAAGACATTCTCAATCCGGATTTTCTGATCACAGTCTCACACCGAACACACAACGCAATCCATTACGGCGATGAAGGCCTACTTCCTCGACCACTCATTGAACGCACATCCGGCGACACAAAGCTGTGGTGAGCCCATAGAAAGGAATCGAGCATGTCGACTATTGTTGGCTACACCGCAGATGCGATGGATGAACTTCTCACCATTGCCAAAGCTCGCGGCAGTCACACCGGAGTTCAGCCGGCTTCCAGTATCAGCGATCTGACCGAAGCGGTTCAGGATCTGATGGGCGCCCATATTGTTGCCGGCGCAAACGTCACGGTCACCTACAACGATGCGGCCGGCACGATCACCATCGCTTCCTCCGGCGGAGGTGGTGGGGGAATTGTCGAAGGCATCGCTCTCTCTGCACACACGCTGGGTACTGGTTCTGCTGCAGCGAACGTCACCGGTTTGAATGCCGCCATCGCTGCGGCTCAAGCTGCGGACAAGCCGCTGATCAACGACCTCGGCGCCATTTCCGTCAACATCAACGCCAAGATTGACATGACCGGGCATGGTTTCACCGCTCGGTTCAACGGTCTTCGTCTGGTTCAGACCACGGCCAACACGGCGTGCGTTCGGTTCGGCGGCAGTGGTCAGGATATTGACGGGCTTCGGGTTTACGACTCGACCAACCCGACTTCGGCTCAGACCAATGCCAGTGGTTTTGAATTCACCAACTGCGTTGTTTCTCGGTTCAGCAATCTGGTCACCGAGAACCACGCGCGCGGTTTCTACATGCCGCAGGAAGCTCCGACCATCGGAAGCACTACTTCCAACACGGTCTTCTCCTGCGTCTTCGAGAACATTCGGATCAACGGCTGGGCGATCTCGGCAATCGATTTCCGTACGTGGCTTCCGGGTTCCGCCAGCTCGACCGGCAACTCGTGGAACAACATCTACTGCCACAACAACTTCTTCGGTTCGGCTGCAGCTTGCTCGGCTCCGCCCATTGTATTCCGGGCATGGGAAGAGTCGGTCTTCAGTCAGTTCAACGTCGAGTGGTGTCTTCCGCCGAACGAAGTCGTCTTCCTGCAGGAATGCCGGAACATGCTCTTCCAGTCGGTTCACTTCGAGGGCATCACGCTGGCGCCGAACAGCGGACTGTTCCGGGCATATTTCGACTGCCGGGTCACGATCCACACCATCACCGCCATGACTACCACCATCGCCGACACTTCCGGCCAGCGGAGCTTCTTCAAGGGATATTCGGGCGGTGCTACCAACCCGTTCTCCCTCGACGTGACCGGCGTTCGTATTCGGAACACGCTCAACACCGGCAGCCGGCCTTTCGCTTTGTTCGAACTCGAATCGGGTTCAACGGGCGGTGACATTCGAATTGTTCGGGCCGACACTGCTCAGCTTGTTGGTTCTGTGATCATCGATCCGACTGCAGTTGTTCCTTCTCAGATCGAGCGGTACAACGACGTTGTTCTTCGGAACTTCGCTGCTCCAAACATTCCGATCGACAAGGTTCGTACCTCGGATGCGACTGCTGTTACTTCCAGCACTACGCTGGTCACCGACGGCATTCTGACTTTCCCGACCACGGCCGGCACCTACGTCGTCGAGGGTGTTCTTATTTACACCTGTCCTGCAGCCGGCGATCTGAAGTACCGCTTCAACCACGCTGCTTCGGCAACGGGCAAGTTCGCTTGCACCAGGATCACCACCGCTGCTACCACCACTACGGTCGGCGACGGTATTTTCGAAACCACGAACCTCAACACAGACACTCAATCAGGTGGTGTCGACGCGCTCGAGGTTGCCGTTGCATTTACCGGCACCTTGATCGTTACCACGGCGGGAACATTCGCTATCCAGTACGCGCAGGCAACATCGAACGCGACGAGTCTTGTCGTGAAAGCTCACTCGCGTCTGTCTTACCGCAAGATTTCCTGACAAGGAGGACTCATGGAAGAGAACAGCATCGATCCGCACGAGACCGACGAAGACGTCGAACAGAACATCGGCGAAGAACTCCCGGATCCCTGGGACGACGCCGATCAGGCCGACTGGCCGCAGAATGAAGAGGAGGACATCTGATGGCATCGTGGACCGTGGTTCCAAACCTCAACGAGCTTCTCGACCAGATGAACGCTCGCTTCCCGAAGCGGGACAAGGCAAGCGACGGCGCGATCGGAAACACGAGTCATGCTGCTCGTCCTTCCAGCCACAATCCCGACAAGACCGGTTCGCCGGAATATCGGGACGGTGACAGTCGCAACGAGGTTCGTGCTCGTGACATCGACAAGGATCTCAAGGACACCCATGGCGTGACCATGGAGAAGGTCGTCCAGCACTGGATCAAGAACGCTCGGAACGGCAAGCTGCCGTGGGTTCGCTACTTCATTTTCAACGGGCGGATCTGGCACAAGCGGGACAACTTCAAGACCCGCAAGTACACCGGCAGCAACAAGCACGACAAGCACGTGCATGTCAACTCGGACTTCACTCAGTCCGCCGACTCGGCCACCAAGACGAACTGGCTGCTGAAGGATTTCGGCGTTCCGAAGCCCAAGCCTCCGGTCAAGCCGCAGCCGGCTCAGCCCGCAAAGCCTGTCTCTCCGGAACAGACCGCGGCTGTCCAGAAAATCCAGAGGGCTCTCGAAGTTGAGCCTGACGGTAACTGGGGATCGAAGACCGATTCTCACGCCCAGCTGATGCACAGTGCAGCTCAGGCGATCACGGTCAATCTGGATATCAAGAAGATCCAGGCGATCATCGATACTCCCGGAGACGGAAAGTGGGGACCTCGGTCTGCCGCTGCTCTGACTTCGTGGATCAAGGAGATCCAGAAGGCTCTCGGCCTTACCGCCGACGGTGTCTGGGGCCCCAAGACCGAAGCCGCTTACCTCGCCGCGAGGAAGCGATACAAGATCAACTAGGAGGTGAGACCACGTGAGCATCCTCAATAGCGTCAAGAAGGTGCTGGGAGTAGAAGAGAGCTACACAGCTTTCGACAGCGATATTCTCATGCACATCAACTCGATGTTCGGCGTTCTGCACCAGCTGGGTATTGGGCCAGACAATGGCTTCTCGATCGAGGATGCTTCTGCAGAGTGGTCTGATTTTCTGGGCGACGATGTTCTGCTCAACCCTGCCAAGACCTACATCTACCTACGCGTTCGGATGCTATTCGATCCTCCGACGACCTCCTACCTCATCACTGCGATGGAGAAGCAGATCGCGGAGCTCGAATGGCGTCTGAACGTGTACCGTGAAGGAAAGCTCTACCCGATTGTTGTGGTGGTCGTATGACAATGCCTAGCGCAACCATCAAAGGTTATTTGACTGCTTACCACAGTCCGAATGACGCCTCTCCTTTCACGATCAACATGTCTGCGGGAACTACCGGAACGAATCCGGTTGCAGGCGACTTCATTTTCATGTACGTCGTTGCTTCGGCTTCAACTGCCAACGCTGTACTTCCGATCAAACCGACTGGTTTTACAGAGCTCGTTGCTTGGCAAAACATGGGAACCTCGGTCAGCACGGCCTGGGCCTTGTGGGTGAAACGCCGGGAAGTCGGCGAAACAAACTACGAGATCACTCAGACAAACACTGCCAGCGTGAACAAGGCAACCATCACCACGTTCTGGATTGACGGTGCGGACGCCAAAGACGTTGGTGACTGGGTCATCGGAACGCAAGGAACAAGAGCTGCTTCAGGCGGAACGTTCAATACAAACGCACCGGAAATCACGACCACTTTGGTCGACACCATGGTGTTTGCCTTTGGTGTGGAACGTACCAGTGCTGCCGAAACCGCTGCTGATCTGACGGTTTCGGGAACGGGTTGGACTAAGCGTGATGCTTACATAACCGGTTCGGGTGGCGGAACTATTGCCATCGCCAGTAAGCCGATAGCAACCGCTGGCGCCTCGGGCGTCGTCACGTTTACCAACATCAACACGCAGGCCACCAACGGAGCTGCGCTTCAGATCGGCATCCCTGCCAGCGGCGTAATTCCTTCCGGTTATCCAGGAAAGCTCTGGGATGGTGCCGCTGTACTTGACGGCGAATGGTACGTCCGCAGCGGTAGCAGCACCAACCTGCCTGTTACTTGGGCCGGTATGGTGCACGACGGTTACGACTCGGTCACCGAGATGTTGGCCCAGGATTTCTTCTACTGCTCTCATCGTGGCGGATCGAGAAACTGGCCCGAGCAGAGTCTTCAGGGATACACGCAATCTGCCATTCGTGGCTACGGCGCTCTGGAGTGCAGTCTTGCTCGTTCTTCTGACGGCGTTTGGTTTGGTCTTCATGACGCAAGTCTGGATCGAACCTCTCTTGGTACGGGCGGGGGATCTGGTACTACCCACGTTGCTTCGGCAATGACGTGGGCAGCTATTCAGGCCTACGACATGTTGCCGGCTACCGGCGCTCCGGTGAACTCGCTTCACCAGCCGTACACAACGCTCGAGGATATTCTGGATGCTTACCTCAGCACTCACGTCATCTTCATCGACCCCAAGTCGGCGTTGGCTCATCGTGCTGAGCTTGTTTCCATTCTCAAAAACCGTCCGGAATGGCAAGACAAGATCGTTGCCAAATCTGTTCCTGGAAACAGCAACAACTCGTGGCTCACTCTGGCTCGAGCCGAAGGATTCGCCACCAATGCGATGTTCTACGAGAGTGACACATTCGCTTCTTTCCATGCTCAGGGAGATATTCTGGGTATGGAGTATGGTGCGGCCTCGGGGACGTGGACGACGATCAAGTCCTACGGAAAGCCCGTAATGGCACATATTCTGCCCAGCCAAGCTTCTCTTACTACAGCGCTCTCGCTCAATGCGGACGGCGCCATGGTCAGTGGAGTTGTGCAGATTCCACTGGTAACGATGTAGGAAGGAGTGACCGTGGCTGAACCCAACGCCCTCACGCACTACGGCGTCAAGGGTATGAAGTGGGGCCGGCGAAAGTCGGAAGACTCTGGGCAACCGGAAGTTCAAGTGTTTCGCGGAACAGGGCGATCCCCTTCGAAGATCAAAACTCGTAAGGGTGGCGATCTTCCTGCTTCAGAAGACGCAGTGAAAGCGGATGCTTACAAGCAAGCAGCAAAGAAGTCCGGGCCAAACGCTCTTTCCAACGCGGAACTCAAGGTTCTTGTGGAACGAATGAACCTGGAACGCCAGTACAGCACGCTCAATCCGTCGATCAAGAAGGTCGCCGGAAAAGCTGTTGCTGACATGCTTGTTCAGATGGGCAAGCAAGAAGTGCGACGAATCGCGCAGGATCAGCTCACCAAGAAGGTTGCCAAGGCAATGGCTGGACGATAGAAGGGAGGGTTGGCGATGGGGCTTTCTAACAAAGCGGTGCCCACGTACTATGGGCAATTCCGCGACGCGGTACTTCGGGGCGATGTTCCTGTAAACCGGGAAGTTGCCATGGAGATGAACCGCGTCGATGCGCTCATCGCCAACCCGAACATCTACTACGACGATCTTGCAGTTGAAGGATTCATTCTTTACTGCGAGAACGAGCTAACTTTGACCGATGGTAGCGACTTAAATTTGCTTCCCTCGTTCAAGCTTTGGGCAGAGCAGATCTTTGGTTGGTATTACTTTGTCGATCGACAGGTGTACCAGCCAGACGAAGACAATCACGGCGGTAAGTATGTAACCAAGACAATCAAGAAGAGGCTAACCACCAAGCAGTACTTGATCGTTGCCCGAGGGGCAGCAAAGTCAATGTACGCATCTTGCATCCAAAGTTACTTCTTGAATGTCGACACAGCCACCACGCATCAGATCACTACGGCACCAACCATGAAGCAGGCGGACGAAGTTATGTCGCCAATCCGTACTGCTATCACTAGATCCAAAGGTCCACTCTTTGCCTTCCTAACCGAAGGTTCTTTGCAGAACACCACCGGGTCAAAAGCCAACCGAGTTAAGTTGGCGTCCACCAAGAAGGGCATCGAAAACTTTCTGACAGGTTCAATCCTGGAAGTCAGACCGATGTCCATCAACAAGCTTCAGGGTCTCCGTCCTAAGATCTCTACGGTTGACGAATGGCTTTCTGGTGACATCCGAGAAGACGTTGTTGGCGCGGTAGAACAGGGAGCGTCGAAACTTGACGACTATCTGATCGTCGCCATCAGCTCTGAAGGAACGGTCCGTAACGGATCCGGTGATACCATCAAAATGGAACTTTCTGACATTCTTAAAGGCGACTACATCGCCCCTCACGTTTCCATTTGGCATTACAAGCTCGACGAGATCGAAGAAGTGGCTGATCCCGCAATGTGGTTGAAGGCACAGCCTAACCTCGGTAAGACTGTAACCTACGACACATATCAGCAGGACGTCGAACGAGCGGAGAAAGCCCCTGCCTCTCGTAACGATATTCTTGCCAAGCGATTCGGCATTCCCATGGAAGGCTACACCTACTTCTTTACGTACGAAGAAACTCTTCCTCACCGGGCGCGAGAATTCTGGCGTATGCCCTGTTCTTTGGGTGCCGACCTTTCACAAGGTGACGACTTCTGTGCGTTCACGTTCTTCTTTCCTTTGGGGAACGAGACCTATGGAGTCAAGACTCGAAGCTACATTACGTCTATGACGTTGATGAAGCTGCCAGGTGCAATGCGCGCAAAGTACGATGAGTTCATTACTGAAGGCAGTCTTCACGTTTTTGATGGCAACATCTTGGACATGATGGATGTCTACGACGATCTCGATGCGTTCATTGAAAGGAACGAGTACGACGTTCGGACCTTCGGCTTTGACCCGTACAACGCTAAAGAGTTCGTCACGCGCTGGGAAGCAGAGAACGGAGCCTTCGGTGTCGAGAAGGTTATTCAGGGAGCTCGAACGGAATCTGTTCCTCTTGGTGAATTGAAGAAACTTAGCGAAGAACGATCGCTCATCTTCGATCAGGGGCTGATGACGTTTGCGATGGGTAACTCCATTACTCTGGAAGACACCAACGGAAACCGGAAGCTTCTCAAGAAGCGACAGGAAGACAAGATCGACAACGTTTCTGCTTTGATGGATGCTTACGTAGCGTTCAAAGCCAATAAGGAGGCTTTCGAATGATTCACGAAAACAAGCCCTCTTTAGACGACCTTATGCATTTTGGTGTAAAAGGTATGAAGTGGGGTGTTAGAAACAAAGATACAGGCTCCGGCGATATTGTTGTTAAAAAGGGAACTAACGTTTATAACATCTCTGACAAAGCCCCTCGAAAACTTGAGGGGCATATCTTTGGTGCTCACGAAAAACACGACGTTTTGAATTATCGGGGCAACCTAGCATCTAGCCGAATGATGTTTGAAGGCTCGGCATATTCAAACAAGTTCACAGTTAAGAAGAACCTGAACGTTGCGTCTGAAAAAACGCAGGTCGCTGAGTTTAAAAAGATGTGGGACACGGACAAAGACGCAGTTGTAGATGCTTTGGCAATTGCACAAAAGAACATGAAGTATGGTGCTGCTATCATGTCGACGGTTTTTAAACAAGATCGAGACGACATCTATCGACAGCGAATCGCAGCAAAAGGCGAATCGTGGGTTGCTAAAAAAGGCGTTCGAGAATTTAACACTTCTTTAGGCGCAAAAACTGGCGATGTTTCTGCTGAAATTATGCGTAAACATTATACAAAACTAGGTTACGACGCGTTGGTTGACGTTAACGATACTAAGCATTACGGCAGTGTTGCGCCAATTATTTATTTGACACCAGCCAAATCGTTAAAGTCGGGCGGAACTGTAGCTCTAACCGAGAAAGACGTCGAAGCAGCTACGAATGCCTACCTGTACAAGAAGGCTCGAAAAAAGTATGAAAACATTGACGCACTTCATGAATAGGAGGCATTCGAATGACGTACGATGACAAGCCGGACCTCCCCACCGAAGAAGAGGCTCTGGCGCACTACGGCGTGCTGGGTATGAAGTGGGGTAAGACCCGAGCTAAGGCGACTACTGCTCAGATTAAGCTTGCTCGAAAGAATCGTGACGAGCAGGGCACTAAGCTGGGCGACGAACACCTCAAGCTAGAGGCAATGGGCAAGAACGACAAGGGTCGCCGTGCTCAGGAGCGCAAGGTTGCAAATATGCAGACTGCGTATCTGAAGAACCCAGACCGAGTCACTGCAGTTCGACTTACTCGGGGCGAGAAGGCTGCAGTCACCTTGTTCACGTTGATGTCGGCCAACCCGGTGGGCGCTCCCGCTGCTATTGCTAACGTGGCCGTTGCCGTTGGTAGTTCGGCTGCTTCGCGTCGCATCGAGTACAAGCAGGACAAGGGCGCGTACGACAAGAAGTAACACTCAACCATATCTTAGGAAAGGAGGTGAGAAATGGCTAGATTCGGAGATAAACTGAAGCATGCCTGGAACGCCTTCGTAAACGAGGAAGAAGAACGTCCGGAGCGACCGTTTGAAGTTGGCGCTGCGTACGGATATCGTCCCGATCGAGCTCGTCGGAGTTACTCTAACGAACGCTCGATTATTTCCTCGATCTATACTCGGTTGAGTGTGGATGTCGCCTCGATTGCTC